TCGGCTGGACTATCGACAAGCCTGCCCATGATCTTTACTTCGGTAACGCTTGGCATATAGCCCGTGAACACATGCTATTACACGGTTATGATGATATCCAAGGTGCATACTCTGCTTTCATTGATTTCTATCGTAAGGAATTCCCGTCTGAAACTGATGATCTTTATCGTCCCAAAGATCCAATGGCAGTAGCTATGGCATTAACTAAATTCTCCGCTGAACGTCAATCAGACCTCATTGAAAATGAAGTCCTCTTCACTGAAATCTCTGGCACTGTACCAGTTGATGAAAAGCGTGTGCTTTACTATCGAATGGACTCTGTTATGCGTAATAAGGAGACTGGCAAGGTCTTTTCTTGGGATCATAAATCAGCTACTGAAAAATCAATGAACTATCGTGGATGGGCAGATAAGTTTCATCTCTGTGTACAAAATTTCACTTACACTCATTGCCTTTACTGTATGTATCCTATTAAAGATGTCCTTGGTGTAGAGTTCTGCGGTACTGCTTTTGGTTATCTTTCTAGAGGATCTAAGGCACGTTCACCTGGATATCAAATTACCTTTAATCGTGTTCCAGCATTTAAAACTCCACAGCAAATGAATGTAGGGCTTTGGAATGTATGTAATATACTAGACAGGCTAGACCAAGACATGGACCGCCTGTACCAATGCAAACAGTCCGATCAAGTCCTTATGGCTTTTCCTATGAATCCTGGCTCATGTACTAAATACTGGGGCTGTGCTTTTCATGACTATTGCCTTAGCTGGGAAAATCCTCTTCGGCAATGCCAGGAACCACCACTTGGATTTCGCCAGGAATTCTGGGATCCTTCAGCCATGCAGACTACAACCAAAAAGGATTTATCATGGATATAAATACTTTTACATGTCCTTATTGTGGTACAGAGTTACCACGTGGAACTAAAAAATGCCCTAACTGCCATGCTATAGTCTGTGAGGGCTGTGACTAAGGAGGTATTACAAATGAAGAAGAAGACTCGCACTAGTACCCGCACACCGCTTCAACAATGGACTAGTCGCCGATGCTGGACTAATAAAGGTATGCTAACACAAATACAAGGTAGTCTATCTAGTCTAATTGTACAATATAGATACTTCTCTTCTTTAGAGACAATACATCTTGAGGTAATGTATAAATATATATCTGCAATACTTGAAAGTTACGATTCTTCAACTATCTTACTTAAAAAACGAAAGGAGAATAAGCTATGATTTCAGAACGAAGACTACGACAAATGAGAAAAGAAGCACTTAAAAATATTAAAGAAATGAAACAAGGAATTATTTCTTCTATTGAAATAAAATCAAAATATATTATCCTCGAACTTACTCAAGAACTTATTGATCAACATCTTTTAAAAGGAAAATAAGAAATGGCTTACGATAAACTCTCTGAACTTACCCGAGTTCGTAAATACTATTCTGGTGACTCTCTTCAACGCCGCTTCAGTGCTATTGTCTCCGGCGAAACCAACTCAGGCAAAACCTTCCTTCTTCGAACTGCTCGCTTTCCTATTCATATAGACTCCTTCGACCCTGGTGGCTCCAAGTGCCTTCTACCATGGATAAAGTCTGGTGATATCATAGTCGATACTACCTATGAAAATGAAGATCCTTTTTCTCCCACAGTCTTTGCTGAGTGGATGAAGACTACTGAAATTCGCCTACGCACAGGCTACTTTGATATGTTTGGTACTTATTGCATCGACTCCCTTTCCACTTTCTCTGATGCTGTTATGAATTACCAACTAGGCTCTAAGGGTCGTGCTGGCGAAACACCACAGAGAAACTTCGACTATATGCCACAGAAGATTCATATCCAAAACTATCTTCGTAAGCTTATGAACCTCAGTTGTGACTTCATTGTAACTGCGCACCTTAATGAACTCCGTGAAACTCTTGCTATTGATACCAAGACCGGCATTAAACGAGAGATAGTTAAATACCGCTTAAATGCCACTGGTAAGGCGGTCGTTACCTTACCTCTTCTCTTTGATGAACTATACGTCATCATTGGTAAGGAAACTTCTGGAGCACCAAAGCGTGAGATGCTTATAGATTCTCTTGGCACTTACATCGCCCGCTCAAGGCTCAAAGCTGACGGTAAACTTGATTCACGAGAAGAACCAGACATCAAAGCACTTCTCAAGAAAGCAGGACTTGCTTGGGAAGATAGACCGAAACTTGGTTGACACCTAAGTTCGTTATTTTTATTAACAATCTAATAAACAAACCAATATAAAAAGGAGGTTTTGCCTATGATCTAACTTAACGAAGTAACTAACCTTAAACAATAGTAATTAATCTTAATCTGGAGGTACCATATGTCTCTTATTGACTATTCTGATCTCGAACAAGAAATTAAAGAAGCACCTGAGCCAAAAACTCTTGCTGCAGGAACACAAGCTAATGCCCGAATCATCTCAGTCCGTTCTGGAGTATCTGAAAAAGGCGAGTATGATGGTTGTCAGTGGGTAAATGTTTCTTTTGATGTTCCTTCTGAGCCAATGGCTAAAGAATTCTCAGATTTCTTTTGGGTGCTTGATAAAGAAAAACTTCCGATCAAAGCATTCAGCCGTGAACTTTACCATTCCAAGTCATTTTTTACTGCTTTTGATATAGATATCTCTCGGCCATTTTCTTGGGAAGATGACTTGCCCGGCAAGACTGGTGACCTGATTGTTGGAGTAAAGAAATCCGACGAATACGGTGAGCAGAACACAGTTAAGAAATATCTCGCTAGCTAACCAAACCGCCCGGCTCTTCGGCGGCCCAGAGTTTCCAGGTTCTCTATAAAAACCTGGTTTATTTTAACTAGGTAAAAATAAATGAATCAGACACGACTTGGCTCACTAATTGAATCGCTAATAAATATTTTTATTGGCTACTGTATTTCCTTAGTATCACAAATTGTAATATTTCCAATGTTTAAAATCTATATAAACTTAACTACAAATCTATGGATCGGCGCATGGTTTACATTAATTAGTCTAATGCGTAGTTATATAATACGGCGCTGGTTTAATGCCCGGCTGCATAAAATAACTCAGATAATATCACGAGTTATATAACACTTAATAATTGTTTAACTGGAGATTGTTTTATGAAAATTATTATTCTTGGTAGTGATGGCTATATTGGTTATCCACTATTCACACACCTTAAATCTCTTGGTCATGAAGTCTATGGTATAGACGACTATTCACGGCGTAAGTTAGTCCATAGTCTTACTGGAGCTACTTCCCTTACACCAATTAATCAGAGACCTTCTCTTTTTACCCGGGCTAATGTCGGCTCTAACTATAATGCACTTGTTTATTATCTTAAAGAGATTCAACCAGATACTATTGTCCACCTTGCTCAACAACCTTCGGCGCCCTGGTCTATGCAATCTGTAGATCACGCAGTTGATACTCAAGTCGATAATATCACCTCAACGCTTCATATCATCTGGGCAATGAAGGAAGCTTGCCCTACTGCACATCTTGTTAAGCTTGGTTCAATGGGTGAGTATGGAACACCTGAATGTGATATCCCTGAAGGAGAAATCCCTAATTTCTGTAGTGATATTAGAATGGAAGGAAAGCAATGCCCTATGTCTGGCCTCCCTTTTCCTCGATCTCCTTTCTCCTTCTATCATCTCTCCAAGGTCCATGACACCCACAATATTATCTTCGCATCCAAAAACTGGGAACTTACCTGCACTGATATTATGCAGGGTGTTGTCTTTGGTGTTAGTGTAACTGATTCAGAAACCGATAAAGAGCTTACCCGCTTCGATTACGACCAGTACTTTGGTACAGCAATTAACCGCTTTTGTGCCCAAGCTATCTCCGGCCATAATTTAACAGTCTACGGTGATGGTTCTCAGACTCGTGGATTTTTACCGCTTAAAGACTCTATCCAATGCCTAACACTTGCCATTACTAATCCTCCACATCAAGGTGAGTACCGTACCCTTAATCAATTCGAGAATATTTACTCTATCTGGAGCCTCGCTAAGATGGTTGTTAAGGCTTCATTTGAGCTCGGTATTGGCGTTCAGATTGAAAACCTCCCTAATCCCCGAATAGAAAAAAGCAATCACTATTATCGCCCTGCACATAAGAAGCTATTCAACCTCGGTTATATTCCTACTACTGGCATTTTCCAGGAAATTAAATCCCTAATAACCGACATCCTTCCATATCAATCTAATATTAATAAATCAGTCTTCATGCCTACTACAATGTGGAATGAGACCGTTA